AGTACGCCCCGGTGTTCGCGTGCACCACCCTGATCGCGCAGGACATGGGCAAGCTGCCGCTCAACCTGGTGCAACTGAACCGCGACGGCATCTGGGAGGAGACGAGCTCGCCGGCGTTTTCGCCGGTCCTGCGCAAGCCGAACCGCTACCAGACCATCACGAAATTTATCGAACAGTGGATCACGTCGAAACTGATGTGGGGCAACGCCTACATCCTCAAGGAGCGCGACGCGCGCGGCGTCGTGACCGCGCTCTACGTGCTCGACCCGCTGCGCACGACGCCGCTGATCGCGCCCGACGGCGGGATTTACTACCAGTTGCAGCACGACAACCTCTCGGGCAGCCTGGCGCTGGCGCACGAGCCCGCGGACAAATTCATCGTCCCGGCCAGCGAAATCATTCACGACCGCATGGTCTGTTTGTTTCATCCGCTCGTGGGGATGTCGCCGATTTACGCCTGCGCGGCGGCGTCGACGCAAGGCCTGGCGATCCAGACGACGGCGACCACGTTCTTCAGCAAGGGCGGCCAGCCGACCGCGATGTTGACGACGCCGCCGGGGATGACCAAGGACCAGCTCGCGCAACTGCGCACCGACTGGGACACGCTCAACAGCAGCGCGAGCCGGCTCGCCATCCTCACGGCCGATCTCAAATACACGCAACTGAGCATGAACGCGGTCGACGCGCAGTTGATTCAGCAACTCGGCTGGACCGCGGAAACGATCTGTAGTTGTTTCCATGTGCCGCCGTTCCTGATCGGCATCGGCGAACCGCCGCGCGGCGTGCAGCTCGAGGCCGAATGGCAGATGTACCACTCGCTGTGCATCCAGTCGCTCATCGCGAACTTTGAAGCGGTGCTCGACGAGGGCCTCGGCCTCGAGGGCACGGGCTACGGGACCGAGTTCGACATCGACGACCTGATCTGGATGGACACGGCGACCAAAACCAAGGCCGCGGCCGACGCGATTGGAGCGGGGGCGATGTCACCCGATGAAGCACGCGAGCGGTACTTCGGGCTCGGGCCGGTCACCGGCGGCGACACGCCCTACATGCAACAGCAAATGTTTTCGCTGAAGGCGTTGGCGCAACGCGACCAGAACGATCCGTTCAGCAAACCCGACCCGCCGCCGGTGGCCGCGCCGGCGACGCCGAGCGCGGACCAGGTGCCGGCCGCGCAAATGGCGGCGATGGTGACCGACCTCCTCACCAAGGCGCTCGCGGCATGACCGCCGACGACCTCGCCGCCATCATCGCCGGGATCGCGCCACTGTTCCGCGACGTGCGCGAGCGGGTCGCCGCGCTCGAGACGCGCGCGGGCGTGCCAGGACCGCCCGGGCCGGCCGGCACACCCGGCCTCGAATACCGCGGCGTGTTCCTCGACGGCCAGGCCTACGACCGCGGCCAGATCGTGACGTGGGCGGGGTCGACGTGGCACGCCAACGAGACGACGGGCACCCGCCCGGGCGACGGCGCGAAGGCCTGGACGCTGATGGTCAAACGCGGGCGCGACGGCAAGGACGGCAAGGACGGCGGGCCCGGCCCCGAGGGCCCGCGCGGCAAAAACTGGCAGGAAGTCTACGACGACACGAGGCGGCGGTGACCACGTTGGTGACCCTGGATCAAGTCAAGGCGCGCCTGCGGATCACGTCGACCGCGGACGACGTCGACGTGCAGAGCCTGGCCGACCAGGCCGAGGCGCACATCGTCGGCTGGTGCAGTACGACGGTGCGATCGAAGGCCGTCGCCGACACCTGGGTCGACGCGGCGACCGTGCCGCTGGTGGTCGTGGCCGCGATTCTGGTGCAGGCCGGCGAGCTCTATCGGTTCCGCGGCGACGAACCCGCCGGGCCGCCGCGTGAGCCCGGCGAGGAACTCAGCGTGCAGGTCCGCGAACTGCTGCGCGCGTATCACGACCCGGGGATCGCATGAGTCCCGCCGCCACGCCGTACATTTCGAGCGGCCAACGGCTGCACCAGGGCCTGTTCCAGAAACCCGGCCCGCCCGTGCCCGATGGCACCGGCTGGGTCGAGTCCTGGATCGATCTGCCGCCGGCCGAGTTCGCGCGCATCACGCCGGCCACGCAGGCGTCGCTCGAGAAGATCACCGCCGGCACCACGCTCTCGATGGCGACGCACATTCTCACGATCCCGTACCGGATCGACCTCACGACGAAAGTGCGGTTTGTCTACGACGGGCGCAACCTCTCGGTGCTCGGGATCTTCGACTACGAGGAGCGCCACGTGCAGCTCAATCTCGTGTGCGCGGAGGTGGTCGCGTGAGCGGGCCGGGCGGCGCGGCGGTGTGGTTTCAGTGGACCGGCGTGCAGGAACTGATCGCGCAGTTCGCGACGCTGGCGCCCGATCTGACGACCGCCGCGACGCCGATCGTCGAACTGTCCGCGCGCGTCGCGAAGGACACGATCTACACCGGGTATCCGACGCGGACGGGCAATCTCAAAAAAGGCCTCGCCATCACGGAGGTCAACGAGTCGACGCGCATGTCCTGCACCGTGATCAACAAAGCGCCGCACGCCTGGCTGTTCGAGCGCGGCTCGCAGGTCCGGCACAATGCGATTGGCGCCAACCGCGGATCGATGCCCGCGAACCCGCTGTTCTCCTCGACGATGATGCGGACCCGGCGCGCCCTCTACACCGCGCTCGTCCCGCACCTCGCCGAGCAGTTCGGCCTCAAGATCGATGGCGTTGCTTAACGTCGCCACCGTCACGATCGCGCTGTTGCAACTGCTGCAGCAGGACGCCGCGTTGCGCGCGCTGATGCCCGATGGCGTGTGGTTCGCCGAGGCGCCGCCGGGCGCGACCCGGTTCGTGATCCTCTCCCTCATCTCGTCGGCCGAGATCCCGATCTTCGGCGGGCCGGCCTACAAGGACACGGTCTATCTGGTCGAGGCGCGCGCCCTGGCGCCGGCGACCAGCAGCAGCACGGTCGAGAGCGCGTTTGCCCGGATCACGACGCTGCTGACCGACGCGCCGCTGACGATCACGGACTACGGCGCGATGCTCGTGCAGTTTGAAGAAGAACTCGAGTCGGTCGAAGTTGACGACATCGATCCGTCGATTCGCTGGAACCGCTGCGGCGGCCATCTGCACGTGATGGTCGCCCCGCTCGTCGCGTAAACGCTCGAAACGAGGACCCCTATGGCAGCCATCGATCGCATTCACGGTAAGAGCGGGCAGATCAAAATGGACCCGACCGGGGTCGGCGGCGTGGCCTCGGTCCTGGTCGCCTCCCTCGACAAGTGGGACATGGACATGGCGAAGGATCACGTCAAGGTGACGTGCTTCGGCGACACGAACCAGGTCTACGTCGATGGGTTGCCGGATCTCAAAGGCACCTTTGGCGGCATGTACGACCCCGTCGATGGCCTGGTGATCTTCTCGGTGATCTTCGGCACGGTCGCGCCGTGGCTGGACTTGTACCCCACCAGTCTGGGCACCACGCCGCCGAAGTTCTCGGGCCGCGGTTTGCTCGACGGCAAAATCTCGTGCCCGGCCAATGGCGCGGTGTCCATCAGCGGCGCCTTCGTGGCCGCGGGCCCGTGGACGCATCCGTAATCGAGGCGCGTCGTGCTGTCGGGCGTCATCGGCGCGATCAAGTGGGGGCACTACACCGCCGCGGCCATTCACGGCTATACGGTCAGCCCCACGGACAAGACGCTGACCGTGTGGCGGTTGACCGCGACGGTCGTGCTCGCCGACGCGTTCAAAATGGCGCAGACGCCGCTCGTCTTTACCGCGAAACACGCGAAAGGCGAGTGGCGGTGGCCGATCACATCCCTGGCGCGCGCCGAGGGGTCGCTCACCGCGACCCTCGGGCCGCCGCAGTCCGTGGTGAAATAAATGGGTCGGTGTCGTGTGGTCGCGCCCGAGGTCGTCCGGTTGCCGCTCTCCGAGGGCGACTACCTCGAGGTGCAAAAAGAGCTCAACGCCGGGCAGTATCTCGAGCTCCTCACCGCGCTCGTCGACCGCAAACCGTTCTCGAAGGCGATCGCGTATCTCGTCGGCTGGTCGCTCGTCGGCCTGAACGGGCAGCCGCTGCCGTACGACCTGGATATGCCGGAAGCCGACCGGCGGTCGACGCTCGGCGCGCTCGACAAGGGCTCCATGCGCGAGATCACCGTGGCGCTCGACAAGCACGAGGCCGCGGAAGACCAGGCGCTCACCGCAAAAAAAAAGACGTCCAGTTCCGCACCCGTGTCCTCAGCACCATGAACATCTGCCGCGCGATGGGCGGCTGGCGCTATGAATGGGTCGACGCGCTGCCGCGCGCCGTCTATGACGTGTTGGTTGAACAGTTGAATGCGAGCCAGGCCGACTAATGGCGCTGACTGGGACGCTGCTCGCCGACTTTAGTGCCTTCACCAACGAGGCGGCAAAGGCGACCACCGCCGTCAAGACGATGGGGACGGGCGCCGATGACGCCGCGAAGCAGATGGCCAAACTCCCGGAAGCGGCCGGGGCCGGGACCAGCGCCTTCAGCGGGCTCAGTGAACAGATCGCCGCCACCTTTACCGGGATGGTGTCGGCCGATGCCGTCGTCGGGGCGGTCTCGGCGTCGTTTCACGTCCTGACGGAATTTGTCAACGAGTCCGTCGCGGCCTACAGCAAACAGGAAGACGCCACCGTGAAGCTCACGGCGGCGCTGCGCCAGCACGGCCTCGCGACGCCCGAGGTCATCAGCCAATACAACGCGCTCGCGACCACGTTTCAGAATACGACCAAGTACGCCGACGAAGACATCCAGGCGATGGAGTCGCTGTTGACGCTGGTCGGCAACGTGATGCCGAGTCAAATGCAGGCGGCGCTGCAGGCGTCGACAAACCTCGCCTCCGGCCTCGGCATCGACCTCGAAACCGCGACCAGGCTGGTCGCGAAGGCCGCGGAGGGGCACACGACGGCGCTCGGGCGGTACGGCATCACGGTCGACGCGGCCGACGTCAGTTCCCGCGGCTTGGCCGCGGTGCTGGATGTCATCAACGAGAAGTTCGGCGGGCAGGCCGCGGCGGCGATTGAAACCTATGCAGGCCGCGTCGCCCAGGCGGCCAATGCCTGGGACAACGTCAAAGAGGCGCTCGGGAAGATCATCATTGAAGATCCGCTCGTGACCAACGCGATCAACAACATGGTGACCGCGACGAAGAATGCCGACGCGGCGGCGTCAGGCGCGCACAAGACGCTGCCGGATCTGGCCGCCGATTTTGGCCTGATTGACCATGTGACGGCTGATGCGGTCAACGGCATCAACTTCTATGTCGACGCCTTGAACGAAATGGCGAAGATGACGCGGATCGCGGCGGCCTTGCCGAGTCCGTTCGAGAAAATCGCGAAAGACATGGCGTTGCCGGCCATCACCGCCGGGTTTGCTCTTAACGCCCAACTGCTCAAAGAGCACGAGGAACAAGTCAAGAAGGACGCCAAGGCGCTCGAGGACCTGAACGCCGCCTACGGGGAAGTCGCGACCGCGGGCGCCGACTGGCACGCCACGCTCGACACCATCGACGGCGCCGTGGTCGAGTCGATCATCACCTACCGCGAGGCGGGCGTCAGCATGAAGGCGCTCGGCGCGATCTACAGCGACCTCTCCGACACGCAGAAGGCGTCCATCGAGAAAGAGATCGCCGCCCGCGCGAAGCAAACCACCGAGGCGCAGAAGGAACTCGACGCGCAGGAAAAGCTCGAAGCCAAGACCGTCGAGGAGACGACGAAGCTGTGGGACGCCTATGAGGCCACCCGCATCAAGCAGATGGGCAGCGCGACGGATGTGGCCCGCGCCGAAAACGACAAGCGGTACAACGACGCCGCCGCGACGGCCGTCAAGTTGGGCATCGTCGACGCGCAGTACTGGGATGCGCTGGAAGCGCGGTGGAAACAGGGCAACGACGCCATCAGCGTCGACTGGGCCGCGCTGAACACCACGGCGCAGACCCAGTCGCAGGCCGCGCTGCAAGTGATCGCGGACAAAGCCAAGGCCACCTACGACGAAGCGTTAACGCACGTCGGCGAGTGGTCGGCCGGCGCGATTGACAAGTTCCGCCTGACCGCCGAAGCCGCGCAGCGGGCCGCGACCGACTTCAGCACGGCGTGGGCCGACAATTCGACAAAAGCCACGAAAGCCGTCACGGACTTCGGCGCGGCCCATTCGGCGATGACCAGCAAGGGACTCGCCGAGGCACAAGCCGCGTTGACGCAGATTTCGGGCGCACAAGCCGCAGCCTACGCCGACTCGAAGGTCGACCAGAACGCGATCAACGACATCGGCATCGCCTGGGAGAACGCCTACGCCAAGGTGAAGTCGTACACCAGCGGCGTCAACGGCGCGTCCGAAGCGACCGACGACCTGAGCAAGAAGACGAGCGAGTTTTATCAGATGCAGATGGCGTCGGCGTCAGCGGCCATTGCACAAAATGCGAAGGCGTACAGCGACACCGTCGAGGACCGACTGAAGACCCTGGCCGACGACCAAGCCAAGTACGGCGCGGGCGCGATCAGCATCGTCGGGCTGTTCGGCGGCGTCAATCCGATCCAGACGCGG